TCGGGCAGCGTGGTATATGGATCGGGGACTGACGACCAAGCTCGGTCAGCAGTCGGCCGCGCTGACGAAGCAGTCCTCGCTGACCGTCGAGAACGTCGGTGGCATCGTCACGCGCCGGTGGCTGGGCGTTCCCATTCGCCGGGTCGATGTCCTGTCGCCCGACGAAGCCCTCGTCTCGTAAGGAGTAACGAACATGATTATGGACGAACGACTTGAGTTCGCCGATGCGGTGAGCGTCGCTGCTGGCGCCGGCACCGCACTGATCGGTGATGTGATCGACCTGTCGAGCGTGTCACGGGATGTCGGGCTTGGTGAGCCCATCTTTCTCGTCATCACGACTGACACTGAGATCATCACCGGCGGCGCCGCGGGCACGATCGAGTTCCAGCTTGTATCCGACGCACAGGCTGCCATTGCGACTGACGGATCAGCGACGATCCACGCTCGCACCGGCACCCTCGTGACCGACGATGCGGCTGCCAACGACAATCGCCTGAACGCAGGGGGTATCATCTATGCCGGCCCCCTCCCGCACGGCGATTACGAGCGCTATCTCGGCATCCTCGCTGTGATCGCTACCACGACGGTGACAGCCGGCAAGATCAATGCGTTCCTGACGCTTGATCCGCCCCGGACCCTCCGTCACTATGCTGAAGGAGCCAACTAATGGCGAAGGGCACTATCACCGTTAACCTCGAGCGGGACTGGTTTGCGCCGGACGGTTCCCTCTACCAGCGGCGGGACAACCCGCACCAGTTTCCGGCTGATTGGGAGGACCAAATCCCCCGCGTCAAGGTGCGGAAGGACGCCGGTCCTACCACCAACTCGCCGGAATACGTGGTCGACAAGGAGCGTCGCGATCGGATCATCCTCGGCAAGGATGCCAAGACCGTAGCCGTTCTGCAGGAGACCGCCGATGGCACCCAGGCTGTCGTTCCCACCGCCGTCGAGTCCGGCGTCAAGTCGGTTGGGGGCGCCCTTGACTCGAAGGCTGTCGAACAGCCGACTCAGTCGGTGGCGTCCGCGCAGGCTGGGGCGAAGGAAGTCAACGCTCAGGTCGGCGGGAAGCCGCGTGAGAGCGGTCCGCTTCCGGCCGGGACGAAGAAGTAAGGAGTCGGACGGTGGCGATTTCCAGCGAAACGAGCGTCTATAACTTGGCACTCAATGCCATTGGCGCTCGGGACAATGTTTCGTCACCGTCCGAAAATTCGCGCGAGGCGGAGGTTTGCCGCCTGTGGTATTCCGTCGTCCGGGATCAGGTTTTGGCTTCGGCCGCCTGGCCCGAGGCGACGGAAATCGCATACCTTGCTCAGCTGTCCGAACAAGAGGATGGAGTGTGGGTGGATGGGGAGCCTCGGCAGGGCTACACCTACGCATACTCCCTGCCGAACGATCTACTTCGCCCCCAATACCTGACCGACTTCGGCCGGTTCCTCATCACCTCTCACACCGGCGACCAGCGCGCGCTGCACAGCAACACCGCTCAGGCCGCGCTTGTTTACACGAAGCGGCTCGAGACGATCAGCTTGTGGAACCCCGAGCTGCAGATGGCGATTGTCTACGCCCTCGCCGCGCATATTTGCATGCCAATCACCGGCAAGCCCTCGCGCGCGAAAATGCTGGTTCAGCAGGCAAACGAATTCATCCTTCAAGCGCGTGAAAGCGCCGCCAATGCCTCGCAAGAGCACCATGAGTCCATCCCAGATTGGATCACTGCTCGCGGCTACGGGGGCATCACGACCCAGCGCTACTACTATCCCTATGGATCACTCCTGAGCCTTTCATGAGCACCGATGTCGTAAAATATGCCTTCATCGCCGGGGAGATTTCCCCGACCCTGTTTGGCCGCTCGGACCTCACGAAGTATGATCTCGGGATGGCCGAGGCCCACAACTTCTTTGTGGACTATCGGGGCGGGCTGAGCAGCCGGCCGGGGTTCGAGTTCTGCGACTTCGTGAAAGAGGACGATAAGCCAACCCGCACGGTTCCCTTCGCCTTCAGCCCGGACGTCGAGAACACCTACCTCCTCCTGTTCGGCCACGAATACGTGAGGTTTATTCAGGACGGCGCCTACGTCCTCGAGGACGCGCTTGCGATCACCGGCATCGCCGCTGGTGTGGCTTCGAGTGTCGGACACGGCTTGACCGTTGGCCGCTGGGTCAAGTATGANGGNCGAACCTACATCATCAGCGCAGTGACGGCCAACACCTTCACCCTCACCTANGCNCCNNATGGGGCAGCAGTTTCTACGACGGCAGGCGCTGGTTCGGTCTATCCCATCTACGAGGTGGCCACGACTTACGACGCCGCCGACCTTGCCGACCTATCCTTCGACCAATATCGGGACTATGTTCGGATAACCTCCCTCACCTATCCGACGGCCGATTTGATCCGCTCGGACCACACGGACTGGTCCCTCGCTGACGCCGACATCAGCCCGTATTATGAGGGACCGTCTCCGAGCGCCCATACGTCGAGCACCCCCGATCCCGACTACACCACGGTTAATGAGGACGCGGAGGTTATCTTCGCCATCACCTCGGTTTACGAGGATGGGACGGAGTCCTCGATCGGCACTCCCTACAAGGCGACGAATATCGTCAACTACGCTGTGACCGAAGGATCGGTGTCCATAACCTGGCCGACCGATCCCGACGCCCTCGAATACAAAGTCTATCGCTCGATTGTGAGCACGCAGGAGAGCTTGTCCTATGGCGCAGAACTCGGATACGCGGGGCGGACGAAGGGGACAAAATTCACCGACTCCAACATCATCCCTGACTTTGGCCAGACTCCGCCGGTCAACAACAACCCGTTCGCCCCAGGTGCTATCACCTCCATCCGCGTTACGGCGGGCGGAACCGGCTACTCCCACACCGACACAATCACGGTTACAGGCGGTGGAACCGGCTTCGACGGACAGATCATTGTCGATGACTCCGGAGCAATCGTCAACGTTCTTATCAAAAGCGGAGGAACTGGTTATGTCAGCCCCACCATCTCTTTTGGGGGCGGCACTGGCGCAACTGCGGAAATCGAAGCACGAGCCCTGACGGGCACTTATCCGGCGCTCAGCGCCATCTTCCAGCAGCGCCAAATCTTTGCTGCGAGCGATACCCGCCCCGTGACCATTTGGGGCTCGCAATACAAGCGTTTCAACAACTTTTCCGCCTCCGAATTCGTGGTTGACAGCGATGCCTTCGAGTTCGATCTCGACAGCCCCTCCATTTCCCCGATCCGCCACCTGTTCGTGACGCGGGGCGGTATGCTGGCAATGACGCAGGACAACATCTGGCTGTTCACCGGGGGCGGCAACAACCAGCCCCTGACGCCGACGAACGCGCTGGCCGATCCACAGACCTACACTGGAGTGTCCAAGCTTCGCCCGCTTCCGATCGACTCGGACCTTCTCTACGTTGAGGGGAAGGGCTACTCCGTCCGCATGCTCGCCTACAATGAGTTGGCGAAGAACTACAGCGGCGATGATCGCTCTATCCTCTCCAACCACTTGTTCGGGCCGGGCAAGCAGATCACTCATTGGGGGTATCAAGAGAGCCCTTTCAAAACGGTGTGGTGTGTGCGCTCGGACGGTGCCCTCCTCGCCTTTACCGTAGTGAAGTCGGAGGAGGTGTTTGCGTGGACCCCCGGCTCGACGCAGGGGAAGTTCGTAGACCTGTCCGTTGTTCGTGAGATCAGCGAGGATCGAGTCTACGCGACGACGGAGCGTTACATCAACGGGCGCTGGACAAAGTTCATCGAACGGATGGACCTGCGCCAGTTCTACAACGTCGAAGATGCTTGGTGCGTAGATGCCGGGCTGGCCTTGGGCGGCACCTATCCGGACGCCGAAATTACCCTCACTCAGGGCGATGATCTGCGCGCAGTGGCCAGCGCGGCCGTGTTCACAGGCTCGCTCAACAAAATCCTTCGGGTTGGCTACGGCATCTTCCGCGTGAGCGAGGTNGTGAGTGCCACGGAAGTCGTGCTGGAGAAATACAACGAGCCGACGCACTGGATACCTGAGACTGGCGACACACAGAGCTTTCCCCAACCTTCCGGCTCTTGGAGCCTAGACACCCCCGTTTCCACCATCACCGGCTTGTGGCATCTTGAGGGCGAGACGGTCTCAATCCTCGGTGACGGTAATGTGTTCCCGCGGCAGGTTGTGGAGAATGGCACGATCACGCTGCCGCAGTCTGTGACTCGCTGCATCATCGGCCTGCGCTTCACCGGCCGCGCCAAGACCTTGCCGATGATCGTGCCGGAAGCGGGGATCGAGGGGAAGCGGAAGCGGGTGGTTGGCCTCGCAGTCCGGCTGACCCGAAGCCGAGGCTTGCAGTTCGGTCGCTCTTACGACAGCACCTACGAAATGCGGGAGCGGCGGACCGAAGCTTGGGGCCGGCCGACGGCGTTGCAAGAGGGCATTCGTTACCAATCCATCGGGACAACTTGGGATGAAAACGGACAAACCCACTTCAAACTCGAGGACCCCCTCCCCGTCACCCTCCTCTCCCTTGTCTCCGACATTGAGGTTGGCGATGAGCCGGATTGACTCGATCCCCAGACTGAATTGGTCGGATCACGCTAGGCAGGAAATCGCCATGACCGGCGATGAACTGCTTCGCCAATCCGACTTTATGTGGAGGCTCGGTGACGTCGCCATTTGCGGCCTCGTGTATTCTACCTTTACCAGCCCGCCGTGGATGTGGTTCGCGCTGGCGAAGGGCGTGACGCTTCGTGATCTGATCGACTTCCGTCGGCTAGCCGAGTTGATCCCGCCTGGCACTACTACGGGAGTTCGAGCCGACCTGCCTGTCCCGATCCGCTTCGCCGAGTTCTATGGCTTCAAGCCGACCGGCGCTGTGCATGAGCATGAGGGACACGAATTTAAAATCTTCAGGAGGGGTTGATGGCTTTTGTGGCTCCATTTCTTGCTGCAGGGGCAGCCGCAGGTGGCTCAGCCTTCGCTGGCACCAGCCTCGCAACGGCCCTAACGGTCGGCTCCGCTGCGCTCACCGGCGTGTCCGCGATCCAGCAGGGGCACTATCAGGCCGCCGTTGCCGCGAACAACGCCGAGATAGCCCAGCGCAACGCGGCTATGGAGAGTGAAGCGGCGCAGAAGGCTGGCGCGCGGCAAGATCGTGAGACGGCCGCGCTGGTTGGTGAACAAACAGCCGCCGCGGCCGCGAGTGGCCTTGACGTCCTCGGACGGACACAGGTGGCGGTGCGGAACCTGTCCCGGCGGGTTGGGCGGGAGGAAGCCGGCGACATCGTCGGGCGGGGCACTGCCGCTGCGCGCGGCCTGTTGCAGGATGCGGCTAACTTCCGCGCGGAGGGTAAGCAGGCGAAGCTGCAGGGCTACATGACGGCGGCTGGTGCGGCGCTGGAAGGTGGCCGTGCGTTTGCAAAGGACACGGGGCTGACGAAGTCGCTCGCCTCGAAATACGGCTCGAGGAAGAAATTCCCGTGGGAGCGTAAGGTATGAAGGTCCCTGTTCGGCGCACCCCCGGCACCCAGCCTGTCGCCCAGCGT